CACGCATAATTTTAGCCTTTATTTTATGGACAGAATGTTAATGGAAGAAACAAACGAAACCGAAGTGCTAAGTGATATGACTTTAGTAGGTCAAGATATTGTGGCGCAGCTTAGATACCCTAAAGCTATTTGGGATATTGGCGATACCGCTCCTTTGACTTACTTTACTGAAAGCGACCCTGACTATCTTGCAGGAGTTAAGATAGACATTACAATGGAATTACCTTACTTAAACGACAGATGCCAAGTACCGAGCATCTATAATTATACAGAATGATAGGCAAAAAAATTAACCAATTAGCTACTGAGTTAGCACCTGCGAGTACCGATTTAACTATTATAGGCGACCCGATTAGTGGAGTAAGTAAGAAGATTACTATTGCGCAATTAGGAGCTATTTTTAGCGGTGCAGTTTCGTTTTATGATAACTTTGCTGCCTTCCCTGCAACGGGCGATATTAACGTAATTTATTGCGCTAAAGACACGCAAAAACTTTATTTGTGGAGTGGCTCTGCTTATACTGAAGTATTCCCTTCTCAAGCACTTTTAGATACATACCAATTAAGAAGCGAGAAAGGTAACGCAAATGGTTATGCTTCTTTGGATAGTGGTGGTAAAGTACCTATCAGTCAGCTACCGAGTTCTATTATGGAATACAAAGGAACTTGGAATGCAGCTACTAACACACCAACACTTGCAAATGGTACGGGAGATACGGGCGATGTTTATATTTGTAACGTAGCGGGAACTGTGAATTTTGGTGCAGGTCCTTTGACTTTTGCGGTGGGTGATTATGTTATTTATAGCGGAAGTATTTGGCAGCGTTCAAGCGGTGCGGTAGGTACAGTTACAAGTGTAGGATTATCAACTAATGGTAACTCAATTACAATTGGTTCTTCACCTGTAACTACAAGTGGTACAATTTCTGCAAATTTCGTAGGCAATAGCACTCAGTATATTAACGGAGCAGGTAACTTAACTACGTTCCCTACATTAACGGGATATGTACCTTACACGGGTGCGACTGCAAATGTAGATTTAGGAACTTTTGATTTAACGGCTGACATTTTAACGGCTGCAACGGGCTCTTATACAAGTTCAGGCGGTGGCAATACTTTAGAGGTTACACATTCAAGCGGAAGTGGTATTGCTTTAAATATCACTAAGGCTGGTAATGGCGAAGGCTTATACATAAACAAGACAAGCGGTTCTGGTAACGCTGCAACAATTATAGGTACACTAAGCGCAACTACTTTAGTTAAGTCGGGCGGTACATCTTCGCAATTTTTAAAAGCCGATGGTAGTGTAGATAGCACGGCTTATGGCACGGGTTCGGTTACATCGGTTGCTGCTTTAACAATAGGAACTACGGGAACTGATTTGAGTTCTACTGTTGCTAATAGCACTACAACTCCTGTAATTACTTTAAACGTACCTACTGCAAGTGCAACTAATCGTGGTGCGCTTTCAAGTGCAGATTGGACTACTTTTAACAATAAGCAAAATACTTTAACTAACCCCGTAACAGGAACAGGTACTACTAACTATATAGCTAAGTTCACAGGAACAAGCACTATAGGTAATAGTTTAGTATTCGATAATGGTACTAACGTAGGCATCGGAACTATAACTCCAGGTGAAAAATTAGTAGTTTCTGATGGAACTGTTAATTGGTATGTAAACCCTAATGCTGCAAACTCATCAGCTTTTATAGGAACAAGCACAAACCACGCTTTAAGTTTTGTTACTAACGGCAACGAGCGTGTAAGAATAACAAACGCAGGTCAAGTAGGTATTGGAACAACAAACCCAAGTGATAAACTTACTGTTACAGATACTTTCTTCACTTTCAATATAGGAGCAGCTCCTGCAGGTGCAGGTACTTTGCTTTATTCACTTGGTTCAGGTGGTATAACATTTTCTACTAATACTAAGGCATCTGAGCGAATGACCATAACTAATGGTGGTAATGTAGGTATCGGAACGAATAACCCTACGTTTCTACTTGATGTTAGTGGAACTATTAGAGTAACAGGCGCATCTACGTTTAGCAACCTTGCAGGTACAGGAACAAGAATGGTTGTTGCTGATGCAAATGGATTATTGTCTACCCAAGCAATTGGTAGTGGTGCAATCACAGGTTCAGGAACTACTAACTACATTCCTAAGTTTACAGGTACAAGTACAATAGGGAATAGTCAAATCTTTGATAATGGAACTAACGTAGGTATAGGTACTACATCTCCATTACAAAAATTACACGTTTACAATAGTGCAAGTAGTTCTGCTGCAATATTTCAAGGCTCTTCTAATTCTTATATTCAATTAGGTGTAACAAACGAAAGCTACATAGGGAACGTAAGTGGAGCGTTATTATTGGAAACAGGCGGAAGTACAAGACTTACTGTCTCCTCAGCAGGTAACGTAGGTATAGGTACTACATCGCCAAGTAGTAAGCTACACGTCAAGGGAGTATTAAGTATAGAAAGAAGTGATGCTGCTCAAATTTCAACAATAAGTAACGAAGGGGGAAACTTTTACATTAGTTCAGCTAGTGGTTTTAATACAATATTTCAAGATGGTTCTACCGAAAGAATGAGAATTTCAACTTCGGGTAACGTAGGTATAGGAACTACAAATCCATTGGCTAAATTAGATGTTAATGGAGCTTTTAATTCTACTACATTTGTTACAAATAATAGTTCTACTACAATAAACAGTTCAACAAATGTAAATACAGCAGTTTTGGATTGTGGAATTGTTGTATTTAGAGATAGAACAAATGGTGGCGGTTGTGTTGTATTTTATGAAAATAATCAAACACCTATAATCATTTCTCAAAGTGGTGCAACTATATTTACATTAGTTACGCCTCTTGCTTCACAAATACAAATATCAAATAGGTCAGGCGCAAGAGGACTACAAGCATTAGGCGGTAGTTCAAGAAATGGTGTAAATTTAGGTTGGGCTGTATTTAGAACAGAAGGAGGAGATGCATAAACTTACAAATAAAATAAAAAATAAATAAAAATGGCAACAACTTACAAATGGGTGGTAAGCAGTTTAGATAGCTACCCCAAAGACGCAGAAGGTTTAACAGACGTTATCTGTGTAGTACATTGGAGATACCAAGCTGAGCAAGTAGACGGAGACAAGACATACTTTGCTGATGTTTACGGAACGTTAAGCGTTCCTTCGCCTGACCCTGCTGATTTTGTTCCTTATGAAGAAGTTACTTATGAAATGGTATGTTCTTGGCTTGAAAATGGATTAGACACTGAATCGCTTAACGAAAACTTGGAAAGTCAGATAGCTGACCAGATTAACCCAAAGATTATAACTTTACCTTTGCCATTCCAAAATCCTTAATATATCTTTACAAAAAAAACAACGTATGAAGTACAAACAACTATTACAATTAGTAAGCAGCATCAATGTCGTTATCGGCAATCAGGAAACAAAAGTTCAGAAGAAGCTATTTAAAATCTACGAGAAGATTAAGAAGCATCACGAGGACTACCAAGCCGAAGTTAAAATCTTGCGTTTAGACGCAGCGCAAACCGATGATAAGGACTGCTTACTATTAGATGACAAAGGAAATTACAAGTATTCAAAAGAAGGCATTAAGAAACTAACTAAAGATATTGAAGCTTTAAATGATAAAGTATTTGACTTTCAAATAATTAACGTAGTCAATCAAGAAGGCTTAACCGACTTTACATTCTTAGAAGATTGGACTACGGGGATAGAATTTAACAAACAAGAAGAAGAAGAATTATAATGGCAAATAACCACCAAGCAGACCAATCAACAATCGTTTCAGTAGTAAGTGCTATTCTTAGCCTTACTTCTATTCAACCACTTTTCACATTGATTGCAAGTTTGGTGGCTATTGTTTCAGGTCTTATGGCTATAAGATACTATTACAAAATGACCAAAAAACTTAAATGAGATTAATACTTTTAGCTTTATTACTTACGTCTTGCGCTTCTGTAAAGAAGGCGACCGAGAAATTAGATAGCACAGTCGTTAAAACATTTGACTCAGTTCGGGTTGTGGTTTACGATAGCGTTACTAAAGTAGTAGAAAAAGAGGAGTATTTTACCAAGACGATTACTTACTACGATACTTTATGGGTTACTAAGGATAGTATGATTACTATTCCTAAGTACACGGAGACGTACACAAGGGGTACAAAAGAGAAACAAACGGATAGTAAGCAGTCGAGAACTGACTCAATGGCTCTCAATCGCACAGAAAGTACTCAAATTTCGAAGATAATTAAAACTAAGGATAAGTCCTTTGGCGAATTTTATAAGGCTCTAATTGCGCTTATATTGATAATTACGCTAATCTTATTCTTTTGGAAAAGAAAATAATATGGCAAAAGCAGCAAAAAGCGTAAACGTATCGGCTAACCCGTTACCTATTACATTCAAAGAATTTAGTAAAAACCCTGTTGTCGGAATGTTGTTTTTGTGCATCTGCGGTATTAGTTACTTGTATATCGACAACGCAAAGCGTAACGAAAAGCAAGACGAAAAGATAGGTAGCCTGTATGAAATGGTGCGTAAAAGTGATAGCAGCAACGCAGCAAGTACGGCTCGTTTAGAAATGGCGGTTGACTTGAAAGCTCTAAAAAAGTTCAAGTAATGCGTTATTTAATATTGGTTACATTAATTGGTTGCGGAGTTAAACAAGACACGCAATTAGAAACGCTTAAACAAAAAGTAGAACAAAGCCAAGTGCAGAGTGTAGAGGTGCAAGGTGTGGCAGCTCAAGACAATAAGAAGGTAATAACTAAAACTGTGAAAACGATAGTTACCTTAAAAGAAGAAGTTAAAGAATTAAAAACAGAACTAAATGAAGTTAAGGCTAAATTGGACTCTGCTAATTCTGTCGATACTAATAGCACCAAGTTTAAGCTTCGCCCAATACGTTAAGAAGATAGGTGGCGAGGATAAAATTTTAATTAGTAGAGCAGAAGGCGAGAAGATTAACAACTCTTTTGATAGCCTGACTAATTTAGTTAGTTACCAAAACACAAGAATAGATAGCTTAATCAAAGCTAATATCAAGACAAGGGATAGCTTACGCATTGACTTACTTACCCTTAAAGATACCCTTACCATACGCAATAAAGTTGCGATAGATACGTTAAATGACTATCGTAATAGGTATTATAAAAACATAGCAATTTACGAGCAGTACGAAAAGGATATGAATTATGAATTAAAACTTCATAGGCTTAACTCAGTTCTATTTGCTATGCTAACATTATTTTTATACTCACAAATAAAATAAAATGCAATTAAACGACAAAGGTAAAGACCTAATTAAATTCTACGAAGGCTGCAAATTAGTAGCTTACAAATGCAGCGCAGCTAAAGATACAATCGGCTACGGCAATACGTTCTACGAAGATGGCAGACCTGTAAAGCCAGGAGATAAGATTAGCCAAGAACGAGCAAATGAATTGTTTGAAATTATAGCTAAGGACTTTGCTGATAAAGTAAAGCCTTTAATCAAAAGTGCAGTTACCCCTAATCAGTTCGCAGCACTTACAAGCTTTGCCTACAACGCAGGTATCGGTAACTTAAGAAGTTCTACTTTGTTAAGAAAAGTAAACGCTAACCCTAACGACCCGACTATCGACTTAGAATTTGCTAAGTGGAACAAAGCGGGTGGGAAAGTACTTGCAGGACTTACTAAGCGCAGGGCATCGGAGTCAAAACTTTATTTTACACCTTAAATATAAACTATGAAATGGTTAGCCAATTTGTTATCAGACGAAAGAGGTAGCGTATCTACAAAGCGAGTTATTGCTTTGCTTACGGCTTTATTTATTTGCATCACGTTACTTGCTAATAGCTTCACACACCAAGAGATTGCACCTTCTGACAAGTTAGTCGATGCAGTTATGGTTATCTGTGTGGCTGCGATGGGTACAACTACAATAGATAAATTCAGCCA